GTTATTGATACAACAGGTACATACCAAACATATATGGTGAACTACCCAATGATCGACTCAACAGGGTGCTATAACTTCCAATTAACTGCATATTGTTATAATAAAACAAGTGGATATAAGACTATTATTCTCAACCAAATCGAGTATATAGGTTTTGCAAATATTAACGAATTATCAATGAATAAACGTAAGTTAATTAAGGTAATTGATATGATGGGTAATGAAACCAAATTAGAATCAAACAGATTCCTTATCAAATGTTATGATGATGGAACAACAGAAAAAGTATTTCAAACAAATAAATAAGTTATATGCAACAGCAACCACAATTGAACATTGATTTCAAAAACACAACCTCTATTGAAGGATTTAACGGAGGTAAATTATTCGGACAAGCAGTTATTATCCGTAAAATTTCTAAATTCTTAATTGGAGCAGATGAAGATTCATTAATTCCAATTCCTGTATTCTATGATTTAGAATCGAAAAAAATCTTAGCTGATTCTTTACCTTTAGATATTCGTGAAGAATATAAAGATATTACTTTAGATGTCTAAGAAACAGATAAAAGATATTTGGGGGTGGTTGAATGAAATCACCCTCTATAAAACACCTGTTGAAAACATTTCAGAGGATTCATGGGATAAATGGAACTCTTACATGATACATCGATATGTATCTATGAATATAGCTTATGTTGAATTGGCAAATTATGTTCAAACTCTACCATACGAGAACAAACAACAAACATATACAATTTATAGAGAGATGATCCCAAAAACTAAAGTTTTCTTGAAATACATCAAGTCAAGAAACAAGAAACAGCCTGCAACGTTGGTAGAGTACGTAGCAAAATATTTTGAATGTAGCTTAGGCGAAGCCGAAGAATACATTGACATTTTAAGAATATATGGTTTAAGAGATATTCTTTGGAAAATGGGTGTTGATGAGAAAGAAACAGAAAAATTATTAAAAAAATGACCAGAAACGCAGACGTCGGAAGACCAAAATTTGAATCACTAAACACTCGAACAATTAAAAAAACCGATTCTATCGTAGACTCTATTATAGACCAGTTTGTTGAAAGAGCAGCATTTGGGAAAGAAAAATACAACACAGATCTAGATCGTGAAGATTTATCTATTTTAGAATGGATCGAACATGCTAAACAAGAACACATGGATGCCATATTGTATTTGGAAAAACTGAAAAAAACTGTAGAAACAAAAGGTTTATAATATTTATAATAAAATACTTAAAAATGACAAACGAACAATTACGTATGCAAATGTTAGCAGGTGTAATCACAGAAAGTGAATATAGAGCTGTTATCAATAAACAAATCGAAGAAGCGGATAAAGAATCTTTAAACGAATCTATGATTGGAGGAATCGTTGGAATTGGAGCAATCAACCAAATCCCAGCTACACCTAAAACAGATTATGAAATGGCATTTGAGCATTTCTTAGGTTCAAAATATATCAATGAAGATGAAACTTCAGAGATGGAAGATGAAGTAAAAGATGAAATTTCAATGAATGAAGTTGAAGGTAGTGAAATGGTTGATTTTGTTAAACAAAACTTTGATACTATTAAAGACAATTTCTATAAATCTGAAAAAGATATTATTACTAATGATGTAGATTATGAAGATGATGAAGATGCATCTACTTTCATTAGTTATCTTGATAATCAAATAAATAAGGTTTCAACTGCTGAAGAATTAATTGATCTAATCAATGATAGATCAATAGGTGTTGATTTAGAAGGAGAAGAAGCTAGTGAGTTATTTGATATGATTAAACAATATGCTTCTTTAGAAGAAGGTAAAGAAGTAGAAGAACCAAACAACTACTAATATGAACCCAAAAGACACAATTTCAGTAGATGTTCCTTTGTTTATTCGTTTACTCGAATATGCTAGAGAAGATGCCCAAACAGACATGGATTTACATGATGTAGCAGAAAATATTATTTCATTAGCCGCTTCAGGTAAAACATTAACAATGGCTGATTACGATTCAATTATTGGATCTCAAGAAAACATTGATGAAATTAGAGCTTGGCAAGTTAGAGCAGGTATCATCAAATAATATTTAGGACCGTTACAAAACTGTAACGGCGAAGCCCCCAACGTCGCTATCGTGGGGGTTTCTTTTTCCCTTGGAAAATTAAAAAAAGTTTTGTACATTTAGACAATGAAAAAGAAGTTACCTTCCTTATTGAAAGAAATCAAGAGCAAACAACTGCCTCAAATTGATTTTGCATCTCAAAAACTTGTGTCCTATTCACAGTTATCTATGTTTAACGAGTGTCCTAAAAAATGGTCACTCCAATATAGAGAGGGACATAAGCAATTTACCTCATCTATTCATACTATTTTTGGAACAGCATTACATGAGGTAATCCAAACCTATCTAACCACCATGTATGAAAAGAGTGGAGCTGAAGCAGATAGATTAAACACATCAGAGATGCTTCAAGATGCTTTAAGGGAGGAATATAAAAAACAATACAAAGCAAATAACAATCAACATTTTGTAAAACCTGAGGAATTAAGGGACTTTTATGATGATGGAGTTTCTATCATTCGAGAGTTAGCTAAAGATAGAGGGAAGTACTTTTCTAAACGCGGTTGGCATTTAGTTGGAGTTGAGTTACCTCTATCTTTACACCCTCATCCAAAATTGTATAATGTATTGTTTCAAGGGTACCTTGATATAGTAATGTATCATGAACCTACCAACACAATCAAGATTATAGACATTAAAACAAGTAAGTCAGGTTGGGGTAAACGAGAAAAATCTGATGAACAAAAACAATTCCAACTTGTTTTATACAAAAAATATTTCTCTGAGATATACAATCATCCAATAGAGAATATAGATATTGAGTTTATGATTGTGAAACGTAAACTATATGAAAATGAGGATTTTGTGATCAAACGTGTACAATTATACAAACCTGCATCAGGGAAAGTAAAATTAAACAAGGTATCCAAATCTATAGAGGAATTTGTAGAAAATGCATTTGATAGAAACGGATACAAAGATGTTGACCATCAACCCACTCCATCTGACAAATGTAAATGGTGTCCTTTTCACAAAACTCATTTATGTTCTGCGACTTATTAAAGTTCTTTATATATGTATATTATATAAATAAATAAAAATATATTATGAGTGAAAAAAACCAACAATTAACATCTGTTAAATTAGACAAAGATCTATTTGAACAGTTTAAAGTGGAATGTATAAAAAGAAAATTTAGCTTCCAAAAATTATCCGAACGAGCAGTTCACCTTTATTTGACAAACGAAGATTTTAGAAAACAAGTCCATAACCATAGTGACTTAAGTTTGGAAACCGAGGATTAATTTCCTACATTTAATAAAACAAAATAGTTATATGAATTCAAGTTTTAAACAATTACCGCAAAACGAGCGGAAAAAAATCATGCTAATTTGTGATGACCTTAGAGTACACTCAGGTGTAGCTACAGTAGCACGTGAATTAGTTTTAAATACCGCTCAACATTTCAATTGGGTAAATATTGCTGGAGCAATATCTCATCCTGAGAAAGGACAACGATTTGATTTGAGTGGAGACACTAATAAAAACACAGGATTAGAAGATTCATCTGTATTTTTATACCCAGTGGATGGATATGGTGAACCAGATTTAATTAGACAACTAATTGAAATTGAAAAACCAGATGCGATTATGTTGATTACTGATCCAAGATATTTTGAATGGTTGTTTATGATTGAAAATGAGATTAGAAAAACAATGCCAATTATTTATTTGAATATTTGGGATGATTTACCTGCTCCATTATATAATAAAGCATTCTATGAATCATGTGATGCTTTATTAGCAATCTCTAAACAAACAAAATTGATTAATGAATTAGTTTTGGGTGAGAAATCAAAAGGTAAGGTAATTGAATATGTTCCTCATGGTTTAAATCATGAAATGTACTATCCAATTGAAAAAGAGGATGAAGTTAAAGAACTTGAACAATTAAAATCTCAAATGTTTGGAGGTAAAGAAAAGGATTTTGTTGTATTCTTTAATTCAAGAAACATCAGACGTAAACAAATTCCTGATACAATGCTTGCCTTTAAATTATTTTTGGACACATTACCTAAAGAAAAAGCAGAGAAATGTGTTATGGTAATGCATACTGAGGTAATAAGTGATCATGGAACTGATTTAGAAGCAGTACGTAAAATCTTCTTCAATGAATATTCTGAAGCAATTTATTTTTCAACTGAAAAATTAGATAATAAACGATTGAATCAATTATATAACATTGCAGATGCTCAAATCTTATTAACTTCAAATGAAGGTTGGGGTCTATCATTAACAGAGGCAATTTTAGCAGGAACTGTTATTATCGCTAACGTAACAGGTGGTATGCAAGATCAAATGGGATTTGAAGATGAATATGGAAACTGGTACACAC